GTTGTCAGTGATATTCTTGTAACTGTTACAAGCCCAACGTCACTTTCACCTACAGGAACAATAGCAAACGTTACGTCTACTGCTAACAACGGCTCAGTTCGAGTATTTTATGAAGTATCTAATAGCTATAGTTATGATGCTACTTTAAAAACAAATTTTATTCGCTCTGTAAGTATGACTCAAGCCGGTAGCGTTGGCTCTACAACAATTATCCAGCGCTCTGTAGGTCTTGCATCAAAAAGCTTTCTTGTTGATCAAACAATTTACATGCTTCAATGTTATGTATCTAATTATCAACCAACGTATTTTTTAAGTGATTCAGATGGCAACATTTTATCTAGGTTTGCTTATTCTAATGGCGACGGTTATTTTGTCTTAGGACTTCCGAGCGCTACTGTATTTTCTAACGTAATTTATTTACCGTATTTAATTAGAACTCTTATTACTCCTGTAAATAAAGAAAATGGAGCAAGTAATGCTGGGCAAGGAATTTACGCTCAAACAGGTATTAATTTAATTACGTTTACTTTTGGAAGTTCAAACGATGCAAGTGCAGAGATTGCACATACGCTTAATTTAACAGGCGGTTTTATGTGGCAATACGATGGCCTGCAAAGTGTAGAAAATAACTTTTTTCTCTGGCCAGATAATGTTCAAGTAAAAGGTAGCAGCTCAACTGGTAACATGACTGTGCAACAATACTATTATGTTGCGCTTTATGAGTGGGCGGATGCTAATGGTAACATTCAGCGATCAGCTCCAAGTATTCCAGTATCATTTACAATTTTAACACCTCCAGCTTCTTTTCAAGGTACATTAACTTTAAATTCTCCTACTGTAACAGGCATATCAAGCACAGCAAACTTGCAAGCAGGTCAAAGCATTACAGGAACTCACATTCCAGCTGGAACTACTATTTTGTCTGTAGATAGCGCGACTCAAATTACAATGAGTCAAAATGCTACAAATACGCAAGTAAACGTCACAATTACTCCAACAGTTTTAAAATCTTTAAATGTTTTTATACCTACACTTAGGTTAACTTATAAAACTTTAACAGCTCCGAAAATTGTAGTTTATCGCTGGAGCACAGCTCAACAAGTGTTTTACCAAGTCACGTCTGTTAATAGTCCAACTTCGAGCTCTAAAACTGTAGATTCTGTTACATTTACAGATAACCAATCAGACGCTCAAATTCTTGGAAATTCTATTTTGTACACAACTGGTGGAGTTGTTGAAAACATTTGTCCACCAGCTCCGTACACGATGACTTTGTATCGTCAAAGATTGTTCTTAGTGGATGCAGAAAATCCAAATACGCTTTATTTCTCTAAGCAGATTATTGAAAACACTCCTGTTGAAATGAGCGATTTATTTACTATTTATGTGGCTCCTACATTGGGTTCGCAAGGCTCATCTGGTTCTATTCGCGTTCTTGCTGCAATGGATGATAAGCTTATTATTTTTAAGCACGACGCGATCTATTACATAACTGGAAATGGTCCTGATAACACAGGAACTAACAACGATTTCTCAGAACCTGTATTTATCACTTCAACGGTTGGATGCGACAATCAACAATCTATTGTGTTTATTCCCGAAGGAATCATGTTCCAATCAGACAAAGGAATATGGTTATTAACTCGTGATTTACAAACGCTTTATATCGGTGCGCCTGTTGAGGATTTTAACTCACAAACAGTTTTAAGCTCAGTAAACGTGCCCGGAACGAATCAAGTCCGCATCACTTTAGATAATGGCATCGTGCTTATGTACGATTATTTTTTTAAGCAATGGGGAACTTTTGAGGGAATACCTGCAATTTCAAGCACGCTTTATCAAGGCTTGCATACGTTTGTGAATCAATACGGAGAAGTGTTTCAAGAAAGTCCAAATAATTATCTTGATGGTAACACGCCTGTCACAATGGGTTTTACAACAGGTCAGTTGAATATGGCAGGTCTTCAAGGCTTTGAGCGAGCTTATTTCTTTAACTTAATCGGACAATATAAATCGCCGCATAAGTTACAAGTACAAATAGCCTACAGTTATGAAAATGGACCTAGTCAGCAAACGTTGATTAATCCAACAAACTACAACGGAGCGTATGGCGATGATCCGCTTTATGGCTCATATGAGTATGGCGGAAATATGACACTTGAGCAGTGGCGTATATTTTTTCAAAAACAAACATGCTCAAGTTTTCAGATATCAGTAGATGAGATTTTTGACCCTCAATATGGCACTTTAGCAGGTGAGGGGTTAACAATAAGTGGAATTAACGTAATTTACGGTATTCGAGGCAATTATGCTCGTCTGCCAGCAAGTCAGAGTGTTGGATAAAAACATGCGGACATTGATACATTTTAAAGAGGTAAATAAACAATGAGTTGGTTTAGTAAAACAATAGGGAAAAATCCTTTAGCTGTAATCTCGCCCGTTTTTGCAGCAACGTCCGGACTTTTAGGCGGAAAAAAGAGCGGTGGATTTACTCCGACTCAAACTGAGTTATTAAATCCATTTGAGCAAGAACAAGCTAAACAACTCTATGAGCAAACTCAAAGTGCATACAATCAACAACAAGCTTTTGTGAATGCTCTTGCTCAGCAAAATGCTCTTGCTAATCAAGCTAACGTTTTTAGACAACTTCAAGATGTAGCAAGTGGTGTGGGACCGAATCCCGCTTTAGCAGCGTTACAACAAGCGACTGGGGAAAACATAGCTGGACAAGCTGCTCTTATGGCAGGTCAAAGAGGTGCAGGTCGAAACGTTGGCCTTTTGGCTCGTCAAGCAGGAATGCAAGGCGGAGCACTTCAACAACAAGCTGCGGGACAAGGCGCAACAATGCAAGCTCAACAACAACTTGCAGCTCTTGGTCAACTTGGAGGACTTGCAAATCAACAAGTAGCGCAACAACAAGCTGGCTTAGGCGCTCTTGGACAAATGGGATTATCTGGGCAGCAAAATATATTACAAGCTTTAGCTCAGCAAAATGCTGCTCGTTTAAATCAGCAAAATGCAATTAATCAAATAAATGCTCAAATGGCTGCAGAAAGAGCAAGGTCAGAACAAGCTATGTTAGGTGGTGCTCTTGGTGCTATTGGAACTATTGCAGGAACAGCTTTTGGCGGACCTGTAGGTGGAGCAATAGGCGGAAATATAGCTAATGTAGCTGCACCTAAATTTGATTCTTATAAATTCGGTCAGTATTCTTTTGCCAAGGGCGGTGAGGTTAAAAAGCCTCAATATGCTGACGGCGAATTAGCAGGAATTCAACCTCAAAGTTTTATTGGTCAATACTTTCAAAATCCTAATCAAGCTTTAAACGCAATTAATCAGTCTGATAACTTAAAAGATTCTCAATTAGATTACTCAACACTAAACGACGGTGGTGCAGTTAACCGTGATGGCATGTACGCAAAAGGCGGCATGGCACCTATGTCACTTATGGATCAAGGTGGAAAAGTACCCGGTAAAGCAGCGGTAGCAGGCGACAGTTATAAAAACGATATTGTAGACGCTAAACTATCACCCGGAGAAATTGTAATTCCTCGAAGTATTGTAAATCATCCAAATGCTCCTGAAATGGCAGCTCAATTTGTTCGAGACACATTGTCTAAGAAAAAGGGCTATGCAGATGGCGGTGAAGTAAAAGACGACTTAATTTATCTAGGTGATCCTAAACAATCTCAATATATTCCTGATGTTTTTGAAGAAACTAAACCTACAAAAGAATTTGTTCCTTTTAAAGAACCTGAATTAAAAAAAGAAGTTAAACCAGTCAGCACACAAACTGGAATAGATATTTCTAAAACTCAACCAAGTATTTCTGAAAGAACACCTACGGCAATACAAGAAAAATTACAAGAACCAGTTCAATTAGAACAAGTCTCTCCCGTAGCTCGTGGTTTTGAAGCAGAAAAGCAAGCTTATTTAGAATCTGGAAAATTAGCCGAACAACAAGCACGTGAGCAAGAAATAAAATATGAAAAAAGCTTTAAAGAATTAGAAGCTCAGCAATTAAGATATAACTATGAAATTAAAGAAATTAATAATGAATTAAACAATGTTCGATCAGACATTATGCAAAGTAAAATTGATCCTCAAAGATTTATTTCTAACATGTCTACGGGAAATAAAATTGGAACTGCTATCGGTTTAATTCTTGGCGGTATTGGGTCAGGATTAACAGGCGGTGAAAACGTAGTTTTAAAGCAATTAAATAATTACATTGAACAAGATTTGTTTGCGCAAAAAGCAGAGCTTGGAAAAAAAGAAAATTTACTTTCTGCTCTCACACAAAAATACGGAAACGTTAATCAAGCAATGCAAGCTGCAAGAATAATGATAGGCGATTCTATTTCTTTACAAATGAAACGAGTCGCAAGTAAATATGCGGGCAAAATTGAACAACAAAGACTAAATGCTGTTATAGCTGGTTTAGATGATGATACTGCTTATAAAATTGACAATTTTGCAAAACAAAGAATGAATACCCCTGAAAGCGGATTAATAGAATCAGAATTTGATCCTCGAAGAACTGAAAGAGTTGATGTTGGAAATGAGCCTTTATATGCAGGCAGCGAAGCAGAAGCAAAAGAGGCTAAAGAAAAGCTTTATCAAATAAATCTTGCCGAACAAGCTGTTGCTGATATGGAAAACTTAAGAGCACAATTTGGAGGTAAGGAAAGAGCGGCCAAAATTGCAGCTGGTCTAACTTATGGTCTTAAAGATACTGAATATGAGAAAAAAGGTGAAAGATTAAAATCAAAATTAGCAGCTGCGTTTGCACCTATATATTTTAATAAACCAACAAAAATTACAGAAGAAGAGCGTGAAGAAGTTAAAAATTTAATGCCAGATCCCTTTAGATTATTTGAAGGTGAATATCTTAACGCATTAAATTCTATTAAAAACACAATAAATCAAAGAAAAAACTTGTTAAAAAAATGTCTATATTTAACGCAGACAAGAAAAAAATCTAAAGAATCTAAAGAAATTTTCTTAAAAAAACCAGAAGTATTGGAAGAATAATTTAGTATGGCTAAAAAAAAAGACATAACAGTAAAAACACCAGAAGGTGAAGTTATTGTTCAAGACCCTTTAGAATATAAAGAGCCAGAAAAAGGGCCTTCTTTAAATGCAAAAGTTGTTTTGCCAGAGGGTGAAGTTATTGTTCGAGACCCTTATAAATATCAAGAACCAATAAGAACATCGCCTTTTTTTAAAGAATCAAAATTAAAAGGGCTAGTTTTTCCTAAACCTTTAGGTTCTGATGAATTAAAAGGGCTAGTTTTCCCTAAACCTTTAGGTTCTTATGAATTGCCTTTAAAGCCATATAAAGAAAATTTAGATAATCAAGTACGATTACAAAATCCACAAGGTGAAATTGAAACAGTATTAAAAGACGATAAAAACTTTTTTATTAATCGTGAAGGATACAAGGAACTTTCAGACGAACAAAAAAAAGAAATACAATTAAAAGAAACTTATGGTGATATTGATTCGTCTGTTATTGCAGGCTGGGAAGGTGTAGCTAAAGGTTTTTCTTTTGGATTAATTAATAAAGGTTTAAATGCTTTAGGCGAAGCCGTAATAGATCCAAACATGATGACCGCAGCTCAAGAAGCACGAGCAAAAGCTAATCCAGCTGCGGCATTAGCTGGAGAAATAGTAGGTGTAGGTACTCAGTTTGCGGCTACTGGAGGCTTTGGTGGTATAGGAGCAAAAGGAGCAGCAAAATTAGGTTTAAACGTTGATGTAGCTGCTAAAGCTGCTTTTGATACAGCTTTAACAGCTGCTCGTGCTGGAAAATTACCTTTTAAAGAAGCTTTAGCTTTAGCTAATGCAGCTAAAGCCGGAGAACTTTCTAAATTATCAGTATACGCACGTGTAGGTGGACAAGCTGTAGCTAACGGTATCGAAGGAGCAGTTTATCAATTAGGTGATCAAACAGTTAAAGCAATTTTTGATGATCCTAATCAAACGTTGGGAGATGCAGCTGTCGCTATTGGAGGTTTAAACGGATTTTTAGGTGGTGCTGCGTTTGGGGCAGCGTTTTCGGGCGCGGGTCAATTATGGAATTCAACTTTTGGAAATAAAGTAGCAGGCAATCTTAATGAGATAATGGATTATATAAAAACAGAATCTCAAAGATTAGAAGCTAATCAATATATTGAAGCTTTTCTTCCCGGCGAAGCTTTAATAAAAAAAGAAATTCCTCAACCTTTAGAGGGAATCCTTTCTCAGCCTGTAGAAGGTCGAAAATCAATTCTTGAAAAAATTATTGATCCTCGAATTATTATTGGCGGCAGAAAAGCTAATGCAGCGCAAATTGAAGAATCAGCTAACAGATTAGGAATTAAACCTACTGTTGGAATGTTAGATTCTGACCCATATGTAGGAGCGCAAGCAGAGGTTTTATCAAAAAGTCCAACTGTTGAAGGTAAACTATTACGTCAAGAGCGATTAGAAGCTGCAAACAAAATGCAAGACGTTGTAGATAATGATTTGTTAAAAGATCGACTACCTCCATATGAATCAGAATACGAAGTAGGATTAAAATCTAAAAATTTATTCGTTGAATACTTTGAAAAAATTCGTAATGCTTTAAGTGAACGTTACAAAAAAATAGAAAAATACTTTAACTATATTGATTTAGATCAAGCAGAAAAAAATAAAATTACATATAATGTTACAAATAGTGATTATTATAATAGTTTATTGGAAGAGGAAAAAAAATTAGTTGATCAAATTTTAAATCAAATTCAAAAAGCAAAAAATTTATCAGATTTAAAACGTATAAATACAGCAAACAACGAAAGAATTTTAAATACTCAATTTAAAAATACAGTTTTAACAAATGCATTAAAAGAAATTAAAGCTCAGGTAAAATTAACAAGAGCTGAACAAATTAAAAAAACTTCTGTTGCTATAGCAGGTAAAGAAGGACAAGAAATCGCTGATAATTTTATAAAAGAAGTAGCTTTATTAGATGCTGATTATGCAGCTTATAAAAGGTCTGTAGAAGAATTTGTAGAGGAAAGTGGTTTTAGAAAATCTGGAGATTATTCAGGAAATTTAAACAAATTAATACAAAAATTTAATTCTTTAAGTAATGAGAAATTTTCTAAAAAATTACTTAATGTAAATGATCGCGATTTATTATTATATTTGAAGCAAAAATTTCCAGTAGTTTTTGAAGAAATACGAAGGTTAAATTTAAAGAACATACATAAATCAATAGAAAGCAGTGCAGAAGGAAGTAACATGCGCCTTTCTATTTATAATTTTTTAAAAAAAATGGAAGACTTAGGCCCTGTAAATCAAGAGTTGTTTTTTCCGGGCCAAGTTCAAAAAATCAAAGATATTCGTCAAGTTTACACTGCTAATCCCGGTATATTTAATCCATCAAGCACAGCCGCAGCTCAAGAAATTTTTGCCAATCAAAGCATGTTAAAAAAATACGGCAAACAATTTTTTGATAAAGGACCAATGAGTTTAATCCCAACGGTTTTAGGAGATTTAAAAAGCTATGGTCAATACATGCTTTATAAAAACAGGCATCAAATAGCGTCTATTGTTGAAGCTGGAGGAAATGATAAAGCTGCAGAAATTGGATTTTTAAAAGTATTAACTAAAAATAATAGGTTAATAAATGCCGATGGTTTTAAGACCATGGTTGATTACACCAGAAAAGCTATTGAAGGTGCTCAGTTAATTAATAAAACAATAGTAGATACTATAAAAGATAGTCCTGTAATTATTCCAATTAATTTAAAACCTACAGAAAAAGACAAAGAAAAATTAGATAAAAGGGTAAAAGAGTTTGGTGACAATCCAAGTGCTATGTTGAATCTATATAAAAATTTTAATCATTATATGGATGATCATGGCATGGCTATAGCTGCGGCTTCTGCGAGTGCTGTAAACTATTTAAACTCTATTCGACCAGTTGAGCGAAAAGAAAGTCCATTAGATGATCCAACACCACCTAGTCAGTATGAAAAGCAAAACTACGATGAAGCTTTAAGTTTAGCTTATCAACCATTGATTATTTTAGAAGATATTCAAAAAGGAACGTTAAACAGTATTAAACTTGGACACTTGCAAAAACTATTTCCAGATTTATATGCCAATTTACGGTACAAAATGATGGATGAACTTGTTAATGTCGCAACTAAAAATGAAAAAATACCTTACAAAACTCGCATGGGGTTATCATTGTTTTTAGGAACTCCATTAGATAGCACTATGAAGCCCGAAGGAATTATGGCTTTACAGCCTAAAATGGCGCAAGCTCACCAACAACAGCAAGCTATGATGTCTATGCAACAAGCTGTTCAAGCTGGCGGCCGTCAACGTGGAAGTATGAAAAACATTGGCAAACTTGCTGATCAACAGCTGACTCCGTTGCAAACTAGAAATCGTGAAAAGCAGTCGGTTAAAGTTTAAGACAACAATACATTTGTGAAGCCTTAAGCGAAACCCGCTTTTAGCTCGAAAAGAGAGGTCATTTAAAATGTCACGAAAGAACATACTACCAAAATTTAAAAACATAACCGCTGGAGACATGAGTGCTAACGTCACGTCTGCAGTTACAAACATTCAATACGTGGACAATGTGGGTATAGAGCTCTCATGGACAGGCACTCCTACTGGTACGTTTACCGTAGAAGTTAGTGTCAGCTATGAGCAAGATTCGCAAGGAAACGTAATCAATGCAGGTTCTTGGAATGCGCTAACGCTTAACCCAACACCTACTGCGTCGGGAAGTGCTGGAAGCTTTTATATTTCACTAAACCAGATTGAAGCTCCTTGGGTGAGAGTGCGATATATTCGCACAAGTGGAACTGGTGTATTGACTAGTTACATTTGTACTAAGGAGATCTAGGCGATGGGATACACAGGATGGCCAGTAATAAATTCCGTTTTAACTGCGGCCAATGCAGCTGCTCTGCCTATTGTGGGAACAGGTGATGGCACTCTTGGTGTAGCCCTCGATACACATCAATTATATGTGTTTAATGCGTCTACAAATGCTTGGGTCTTGTTAGTATAATCTTATTGTTATGGACGAGTTTGTTAAGCATCCGGTAATTTTCGGGGTTCTTGGTTATTTAATCAAAATGTTGATCGACTCTTTTAAAAAAGGCGACGATGAGCATGAAAAAAGTATCAAAGAAAACACTGAGGCTATCTGGATGCTTAAAACTCAAATTGCTGTTTTGACTGAAACTTTGAAGCCATTATTTGAAATTAAGTCAAATGTTGATGCTTTAGAGGAAAAAGTAGGCAAGATTGAGTCCATAATGAGGATTAAACAAGAATTATGCACGGCAGGCGCGAACAAATTAAGCTAAGCCCTCGTGATGAGTGTGAAGTAATAAAATACTTGCTTGCGACTGTTTACGAAAACTTGCGCATTCGTAGTCACGGCTGCGATAGCTGTTCTGATTGTTATGAAATCTGGACTGAGCTTAGAAAGCTTGCTGAGAGCTACGATATAACCATAAGCGAATTTTCTGCTCGTAGCGCATAAGATATGCTATATATTATATATGCGCCATTATGATGAGCCGCGGGATTCTGATCCGCCTTTTAAAAGTTATTCTGTTTTTGATAGTGCAACTTTAAAAGAAAAAACTCCAAAGCAACGCAAACAAGAGCGCAAGTTAGCAATAAAAACCGTAATTGAAACTATGGAACGAATTTACGGAAAAGCCTACATAAATGATTTAAAAGCTAAATTAGTTAATAAATCGCTTTAACCAAGTTTCAATTTCTTGTTTTTTAAAGTACCAAGCTTTTCCAATTTTATAAGCTGGGAGTTCTTTTTCTTTAATATATTTTCCGATACTGGTGCGAGTAACGTTTAGCATTAAGCAAACGTCTGTCATGTTTAACAAACGTGAATTGTCGTCAATTTCTTTAGGTTTAATAGTTTTTTTAGCGACAAATTTACGTTTATTGAGAGTTTTTTTCTTCATTAGTTGAAAATCCTTTTTGTTTAATTATAATTGTTTAAAGCTGCTTGCTAGGGCTGGTATCTAGCAAGTGGCAATTTAAAACGGTATCTCGTCTTTAGGGCTAATTGTCACAACGTAATCTAGAAGCATTTTATAATTATTTATATTTCTTTCTTTCCACTGATAGTCTGTTTTTTTTTGTTCACTGGCTAAAAGTTTACTTATCCAAACTCCAAAACGCTCAGGGTTTTTCTCAGCGGCTTCTTTATACGTTAAACCTTTAAATTCAGGATTGTATTTAAGAATAGCGTCGTTAATTTTTATGTTTAAAATATCATCATTTTTATTTTGAACAGGTGCAGTTTTAATCTCTTTATTTTCTTTTATTTTTTCTTCTGCCATGTTTGCATCGTCGTCTTGTTCGCCTGCAATTCCACAAAAAGTCATAAGTGAATATCTACGAGCATAAGTTAAAGCAGAGCCAAAGCCTTGCGGACTTTGTTTATCTACAGGCACGTAAAGAATATCGCTTGATAAGCTTTCCCCTGATTCATGCACAACAATAGTTTCAACGCCTACGCTGTTTGGCATATTGTGATGTTTTTGAGTTAAAAATAAACCGTGTTTATTAAAAGCTTTTTTTACTGAATCTAAACAGCTGGCTAAACTTGCGTATTTAGTTTTAAAATGAGGATTAATGCAATCAAAAAAAACAGGGGTAAATTCTTGTTGAGCTTTAGCTAAAGCCGCATAAACTTTGGTGTTCTTATTTTCTTCATTCATTTGTCGCAATAATATAAAATATGGCAAGATAAGTAAAGATAAATCCGGATAAGATAAAATGGCTCCCAGAGTAGGACTTGAACCTACGACCTAATCGTTAACAGCGATTTGCACTACCGACTGTGCTATCTGGGAATTGCGTTTCTTTCTTCTACCAGTTTTCCATCGCCATTCATTAACTTTTTTTACCGCTTCGGTTCTGCAAACATTACATCTGCATCCTTTTTTATAAAGAGAAACTCCGTGTTGTCCGCAATCTAAATCAACATATGTTTTCTTTTGATGGCAACTTCTGCATAAAATTTGGCATTTTTTTAATTCTTTTTTTCTTTTTTTTTCGCTTAATCCCCAAATAGCGGAAGATTTAACCGTTTGTTTATTTGTGTTTATTCTTGCAACTATGTGATCTATTTGAAGATTTTCATTGGACCCACAATTAGCACAAGGTCCATTTTCTAAAATGTATTGAGTTCTTCTTTTTTTATACAATTCGTTTTGATATTGGCGTCTTTTTTCACCGTAATAAGCCATATAAAAAAAAGGGCGCTCGACACTTTACGGAGGTAGAATGTCGAGCTAAATCAGAATTTGCGTAAAATGATTTATGGTCAAAGAATATCTTTTTCTATAAATCTCGCAAGCAAAAAGTGATCGACTTTTAAAAAAAACGATCTGTGCCAAGACCTATTACACAAGCCTGTAGCAAGGCTTAAGTGAATGCTTTCTAGAGCAATCTAGAGTGATTATGGCCGATAGGGGCTCTTGTTAGAGGCTGAGACAAAGGGCTCTGGCTAATAAGAGGGTAAGTGATGACCTGACATGAACAAAGCTCCAATAAGACGGAAGCGTACGGAGCATAAGATGTGAGCAAACAATCACCATACGAAATGAGCTGGCTCCGTTGGGGTAGATCGAGAGGTCTTTAAATAGTTTATAAGTGTGAAAGGGAAGCTGGATAGCCAGTTAACCCTTTCATGCCAAAATTTCGCTTCACCATTGAAATAGATTGAAAGGTTTTTGAATTATGAGCAGCGAAGAATATAAAGAACAATACCAAAAACACACAACAAAAGAGCTTGGTATGACGTCGTTTCTAGACATCGTAAATAAATTTAAGCATTTCTTTAAAAGCTCACCTGATAACAAATACTTAGAGAATTTTTGCAGATACGGGATAAAGTTTTCCAATACTTCTCCAGATAAGTTCAGACGTGCTCTTGAATCTATACTAGAAACACAAGACACATTTCCAAGCATAAGTGATCTTCGAATCGCTATAGAAAAGCTACCTCGCAGACCGATTGATTACATTGCAGCTCAATCCAAAGACGCACGGCAAGCGTTAGGATGCTCTAAATGCGATCATTTTGGTTGGGTTAGGGCAATCAGTGAAGATTCATATGAAACTGTCTGCAAGTGCCCTTATTGCAACGGCAAGGGGTTAACTACAGAGCTCCCTACAAAAGAGCAAGTCTATGCAAAAGGCTACACTCGGCTTAAAGTAAAAAAGTAGTTATGAAATGTTTTATTGCTTTTATTAAAACACTTTTTGGTAAAAAGCCTAAAAAAGAAAATCCATTTAAAGATTTTAAATTTCCAATAATAAAAAAATGACTGAGCTTTATCTGACAGTATGCACAGCTAGTTTTTTAGCGTGGGTTTTAGTTTGCGAATTCGGTGATCTGTGATTAGAAGCAACTTTAAGGCTACAAGAATAAACGCTTTTTCTAACCTGTTGAAGCGGCCAAAAGAACCAGATTGCACACATAACTTTCATAACCTAATTCTTGTAGCCCGTTTATATAGGAGTACATGATGCTTAGACTTGGTCAATTCGGTGATGACGTAAAACAACTTCAAGAAAAACTAAATAAGCTTGGAAGCAATCTAGTTGTTGATGGCTACTTTGGTTTTTCAACTAATTTTGAAGTTCAAAAGTTTCAACGCAAAAACAATCTTGTGAGCGATGGTCTTGTTGGTCCGCTAACAATGAATAAAATCAACGAGCTTCTTAATAAAGCAGACGCTCCGAAAGAAACCGTAACAGGTGTTGATCTGTACCACGGAGATCAAGTCAATGATTGGACCAAACTTAAAGAAGCAGGCATTCAGTTTGTATTCCTTAAAGCTACTGAAGGAGTTAAGTTTATTGATCCTTTGTTTAAGTCTCGCTGGCAAGTTGCAAAACTCTCAGGACTTATTCGGGGTGCGTATCATTTCTTTAGACCAGCTAAAAACGCTATTGTTCAAGCTCAGCTATTTTGTGACACCGTTGGTAAATTAGATGCAGAAGATTTACCTTTAGTTTTGGACTGGGAAACCACTGACGACACAAGCTTTAAAAGTGACAAAGAAAATGCAATGAAGTTTCTCACTAAAGTTGAAGAACTTTCAGGCAAGAGACCTATTATTTACACATCTCCATCTTTTGCTAATGAGTTATATTTAGAAGTGGATTTTTTTCGGTACCCATTATGGATTGCTCACTATAGAGCAAAAACACCTCGTATACCGAAGCCTTGGACTGACTGGAAATTCTGGCAAGTGGGTGAAGACATAAGTGTTATGGGCATCAATAACCCCTGTGACTTTAACTTGTTCAATGGGTCAATCTTTGATCTAAAAAAATTTATTTCTGATTCTAAAGTATAAAATTGATCGTTACACTGATTGTGGCGGGGGACTCCTTCCTCAAGTTTCAATGTTTTCTTTCTTAAAAACTACCTCTCCCGCCGTCTTTAATTATAATGCGTTCCCAGCTTAATTCTTAACGTATTATTAATTTTTCAATATATATACTTGATATATAATATATATATGAGGTATAAAAAATGAAAACAGAAAAAAAAGAAACCATAACCATAGTCCAAGAACTTGCAGATGTAATAGAGCAGAGAAAGGCATTAGAAAAAAAAGAAGCTGCTCTTAAAGACCAAGTTAAAGCTGTCAATCCTAAAGACGGTTTTATACAAGCTGGAAACGTTTTAGTTGTTTTTAATAACAAAAAACGCACAACTTTGGATCGTAAAGCATTAGAGCAAAAACTTGGTTCTGAAATTGAAAAGTTTGAAATTGTAACGGAATACGTTCAAATTGATGTCAAAAAAGTTGCTTAATAAAAAAAAGAAGGAGAAAAAAAATGAAAACAAAAAAGAAGAAAAAACCAATAACAGATAAACAATTACAAAAGTTTATTGCTAATGAAATTTATAAACTTGGCATGAAACTCGATAAAGTACGACCTAATGATGAGCAATATTGTTTGTATTTGTTATTCAGTATGTTTGGTGGATTGCTATCAAACATAACTTGCAAAAAACATTTTAAACAAATTGTCGCATAAATACTTAAAAAAAATTATGAATAACGAAAAAATGAAAAAATTTATTATTACGCTTCCAGAATCGGTTGTTAAACAACTTGATAAGCTTGCAAAAAAAGATAGTCGATCACGCAACAATTTAATTATGAAAGTTTTATTAGAGTATTTGTCTAAGAACTGAGCTTTTCGTTTAGCTGTATCACGCGAACAATAGTTCGCTCAGCACCATCGGTATACATTTTAATTCCTGTAATATCCACAACACAGCTATCATCTTGCCAAAGCACTCCGTTACAAGAATCCAGCACTTGCTTTAAAAGATTATCCACGTCACCTTTTCCACCGTAAATAAGTTCTTTTTTCTTATCAGCTTTTGGACGTGCGAAGTAAAAAGCACATTGTACTTTTACGGGCTTTGTAAACTTTAAACCATCGGCAGCTTTATCAGCCACAGTAGCTACCAAACGCTGGTAATGTACCTGTTTAGCAGTATTATAATGTCGGCCGCCGCGAGCGACACGCGTGCGCTGGTGCGGCATAGGGTGAGCTTCAACTGTGAAAAGTAATTCATTTCTTAAAGCCATCGAGATTTATTACCAATGTTTTGTTTGTTTTATCGAAATAACAGTCGTTTGTTTGACTACAAAGCTGCTTTATCACTTCTTTAAGATTGGCATAATTTTCTGCTTTTGTGCTAATCATGCCCACCCGCTCACGGTCCCATTCTTGTTGCGACACGTAACGAGTTTTGTTTGTCAGACTATGAACGCAATACGCACCACCGTCAGCTAAGTTAGAACACCATTCTGAATCTTTAATAATTACGTGCTGACAGCTACTTGTGCTTAAAACTAATAAGATCACTAAAAGCTTTTTCAAAATCCTTTTGCTTTTGCGGTAATTCATCCGGAGCTCCTTTCTTAATAGCTTCTGCAAGCTCAGTTTGAGCTTTCATATAAGCATCAAGTTCTTTTTGAGTTTGATTAGAGATAACTTGGAAAGTGACCATCTTTTGCAAGTAATCAAATATAGGCTCAGCCACGGCTTTTACTAGACGATCAAAAATTTGACTTAGAACGGGGATATTTAAAAAAGCGTATTGAACTTTAACAGCTCGAAGAAAAGCTGTAATGGCAAACGAATAGATCGTTTTATTTATAATTGAATGAGTGGGGTCAGGTTTATAGTTATTCAATTTGTTTATTTGTAATGATTCGAAGAACTACGTTAATAGCTGCCCAACCAATTCCAAGCTCAGAGAAGTTAACTTTAATAAACTCAGCTACGTTTTGATTATAAGCTCCAACAATAACAACTAAAACTCCAACAAGTTGAAGCAGAATTGTTTTAGATAAGTACCAAGGTTTTGCGTTTTCCATACGTGTAATTTTAAATCACAAATGTATTTATCGCATAGCGTGTAAAAACATTTTTTTGACTATGGTGTAAAAATGCACATTTCGTGTAACATTTAACAAAAATGAAGCGAATTATTGCAAAAATTAAACGATATTACGCACTTTTACGTGCTTTCTTCCCTTCTCAGCTACCTCAAGGCATGAAAGAATTTAAAGCTTTTTCGGATTCAATCATCGACTTGTATGATTTCCCCAAAAACAATGATGGTTATGTGAACATGATTGCCACAATGATTCAGCATTTTGATCGCACTGTGAGTGCTGTGAGCAAGTACAATTTTTCAAGGCTTATGCGAAAAGCCGTGGCTAATGAAGTCGCATTTTATGTGATACAGGATTTAAAACTAAAAAAGAAACAAGAATCTGAGGCTAAAGTAGTAGACGGAGAAGTTGTTTCAAATGGCGCAAAAGAAGAACAATCCGTTCAAAACGCAACAGTTTCTTGAGCTTAAAAAGGAGTGGTACGAGCATCTTGAAAACGTGGGCTTTAAAGATATTGAGGAAGATTATAGTGATTCCGCTAAGGCATGCCTCAAACGATGGGATAGCTATTACTTCACAGCAAAATCACACGGTTCTTCAACGGCTTCGTCGGAGTTATTCCAAAGTAAAAGAGATTATTACTATTATGCTCATCAATTCTTAAATGAAGGAGAGTTTGAAACTGAAACGGTAAAAAAGATATGGGAACTACACTCAAACGGTATCAGCATAAGAGACATCTCAAAACACATGCTCGAGACGTATTCTGTAAAAATGAGCCGCGATCGAGTGTGGAAAGTTTTAAAACCCCTTCAAGAAACTTTAAAAACGTTTATAAAATCTAGAAAGAGCATAATGAATAAAGAAGACATATTGCTGCTTAGAGACCCAAAAGAGGAAGACGAGGCGTTTGTTTTTGCAACTTGGCTTCAACAAGTACTCACTAATACTCGCTGGCGTCATGGGGTAGATAAACAAAACTTTTATAATTATCGAGAAATACTTATAGCAATACTAAAAAAACCTACTGTTAAAGTCACAGTATGCGCTCTGAAAGATGACCCTGATATTATAGTGGGATATTCCGTGTATGAAAAAAACCCCACAGATACCATACTGCATTTTGTGTATGTAAGATCGGACTGGCAACGACAAGGCATCGCACGGGATATTTGCCCTAAACACATTACAGTTATTACGCATTTGACAAAAATAGGAGAAAGAATCTGGAGCAAGATGGTGCCAAAGCCCAGATATATTTCTATTCCTTTAGTTTATGAGGTCTTGGAAAACACACCTGACTATACCCAACAACGAACAAAAGAAAGTGAGAATAAAGAACATGGAACAATACAAATTACCTGAAAACATTACCTTAAAAGAACTCGAGCAAGAGCACAACAACACAGCATTCTTGGTCGGAGTTAAAAACTATCAAATTAAATGCCTGCAAGATGAATTGGCAGTGCTGTATCCAAAAATGCTTTTATTGAACGAAAAAGGTGGTGAGCTTCAAAGACTTGAAAAAGAAAAAGCCGAAGTTGCTGAACCTGCTAAAGCAGTTGAAGGAGAAGTGATTGTCTAAGGCAGTTAGTTCTCAAAAAAAGGAGATTCAAATAAAGCGTATGTGGGTTAACGGTGTCGCCATCAGTTGGCCTTCAGCCGGGATCGGGGGCGCCCTTCATTTAGACGAAAAATCTCATCCGGGGATCAAGATGAAACTAAACAGTCTAGAAGGGTGGCTCCTGATCGAACGTAATGGCAAAAAGGCTGCTACTAACGGCCCCGTAATGGTGGAGTTAGATGAAGATGAGTCGTTTACATAAATTAGAAAACGTAGTTTGGGTTGACCCGAAAAAACTTAAGCCACACCCAAAAAATAGAAATAAACACCCTAAAGAACAAATAGAACGCCTTGCTCAAATATTAAACTATCAAGGATTTCGAAAGCCCGTAGTGGTCAGTAATCGTAGCGGTTTTATTGTCGAAGGGCATGGTCGAGTAGAAGCTGCATTGAAAAACAAATGGACGACTGTTCCTGTTTGTTATCAAGATTTTGAAGACGACACACAAGAATACGCTCATTTAACAGCTGATAATGCCATAGCACTTTGGGCTGAGCTTGATATGTCTGGCATAAACGCTGACACAATGGAACTTGGACCATTTGATACTGACCTATTAGGTATTCAAAGCTGGGAAAGTATTGCTGAAGAAAAATACAACGATAAAGATGTTGATGACATACCTGAAATTTTTGAAAACGAATTTGAAGTTAAATTAGGAGATATATATCAGCTTAACGAACACCGTTTAATGTGTGGAGATTCCACAAATTTAAAATGTGTTGAAAAACTTATGAATGGTCAAAAAGCTGACATGGTATTTACAGACCCACCTTATGGTATGAACGTAGTTAAAACTGACGGAAATATAGGTGGTCAGCGTGTTGGAAAAAATGGTTATGGAAATAAAAATCAATATGACAAAAAAGCAAAATGTGGAATTTATAAACCAATAATAGGAGATGATAAACCATTTGATCCAACTTTTTTGTTATCCATTTCAGATTTACAAATAATATGGGGTGCGAATCATTTTTCAAATAAATTGCCTACTTCTCCTCATTGGATAGTGTGGAATAAAGAAATGCCTGAAGGTACCGATTTTTCAGGTGCCGAATTAGCTTGGACCAACATAGATAAAAAAGCTGTTAAAGTTTATAAATTTGCTTGGGCTGGCATGACCAGACAGGGAAATCGCAAAGAAGAACTTGCTAAACGAGTTCATCCAACTCAAAAACCAGTTGGTTTATTTATTAATATATTAAACGATTATGATCCTAAAACAGTAATTGATGTTTTTCTTGGATCTGGTTCTACGTTAATTGCTTGTGAGAAAACTAACCGAAAATGTTATGGCATGGAATTAGATCCACATTATTGTTCTGTAATAATTAAACGATGGCAAGATTTTACAGGCCAAACAGCTGTTAAACTATAAAAAGGCGAGACAAAGGCGAAGTGCGTTATGGCTAAAGGCTTTAAAACAGGCGGTAGAGACTTTAAAAAGGGCCACAATGCGCCCGGACCGGGTCGTCCAGCCGTCAGCAAGGAACTACAAGCTACACGTCAATTAAACTCATCTGAGCTCGTTCGTATACTTAACGAATTAGTTCATGCTGATAAAGAAACACTTATAACTAAAACTAAAGACCCTAAGACTACGGTGTTTGAGCTTATTATCTGTTCAATTTTAAAAAATGCTTATGATAAAGGCGATCAACAAAGGATTAACTTTATTCTTGATCGGCTTGTGGGCAAAGTTAAAGACCAAGTTGAACATTCAGGTGATGGCTTTAAAATTATCTTAGAAGATTACTCAAGCAAAAAAGATGATTGATGTCAGAATTAGCCTTCAACCTAAGCAAAAGGAATTCTTAAATGCTGTTGAAAAAACGCCCGTGGTATTTTTCGGTGGTGCGCGCGGTGGTGGAAAGTCTGCGGGGTTGCGTAGAATTATGCTTCTTCGTCGGCTTATATATGCTGGCAGCACTGGCGCTATATTTCGTCGAACTTATCCAGAACTTGAAGGAAACCACATACGGCCGCTATTTCAAGAATATCCATTTCTTCGAGAATACTGGAACGAATCAAAAAAGCTAATCACATTCCCCAATGGGTCCACACTTCAATTTTGCCATTGTAACAATGAAGCTGACATATCTCTTTATCAAGGTCGTGAGTTTCATGACTTAGCTATTGATGAGGCTGGGCAATGGCCTGAGACAATGTTTCGTACACTATTAGGCTCTAACCGATCATCAAAAAAAGGCATAAAAGCAAGAGCAATACTGACAGGTAACCCCGGAGGTATAGGTCACGCTTGGTTAAAGCGCATATTTGTTGAGCGCAAATTTAAAGAGGAAGAACGGCCAGAAGACTACACGTTTATCCAAGCCTTTGTTCAAGATAATGCTGCTTTACTTGAAAACGACCCCGACTACGTTCACAGACTTAAAACAGAACCCAATGAGGCTTTGAGACGAGCATTTCTTTATGGAGACTGGGATATCTTTGCTGGTCAGTTCTTTAGTGAAATATCTAGAACAGTTCATCTTATTAAGCCATTTAACATTCCACACCATTGGACTCGCTTCGGGGCATACGACTTTGGTTATAATCACCCCGCAGCTTTCGGTTGGTTTACTGTCGATGAGGATGGCAATGTTTACATGTATCGAGAGCTCATAAAGCCTCAGCTACGAGTGGATCAGTTTTGTCAGTTACTTAAAAGCTATCCAGATACTGAAAACCTTTATCCGATTGTAGCTGGTCACGATTGTTGGGCTAAAAAAGGAGTGCTGAATGAATCCTCGCCTCCAACTATTGCAGAAGAATTCGCCAAGCATTCAATTATGCTAAAGCGTGCGAACATTGATCGCATACAAGGAGCTGCGCAAGTTCGCTCATATTTGGCTTGGCAAAATAAAGCTAATGGTCACAATAAACCTAGGTTTTATATATTTGATACATGTCCCGTGACGTTTGATTGTCTAACTCGAATGCAACACGACCCGAATAAAGTCGAAGATGTTTTAAAGGTTGATGCTAAAGAAGGCGATGTTTACTCAGGTGACGACCCGTTTGATATGGTCCGATACGCATTAATGACCAGACCTCCAATAACAGAAGCTCCACCACAAAACTTAAAATGGGGTTCTAAGGAATGGGCTGAGCAGCAAGTAAACGATATGGAAAAAGCAGCTCAAGAATACTTTGAAAACCTTGAAGAACAAGCAGGAGTAATCTGACATTCATACATTTGTAGATGTCATTTTCAAGCACTCGACAAATTGGATTGCCCGCAGGCGGCTTAACTGGACAAGCATTAGTAAAACTTTCAAACAATGATTTTGACGTAGCTTGGGGTACAGGCACTGGCACTGGAGGCACTGTTTTAAGTGTTTTTGGTCGAACTGGTGTCGTTATTCCGCAAGCAGGTGATTACAATTCTGATTTAGTCACTGAGCTTGGAGGTGCTAACAATTTATACTTCACAAACGCACGTGCGCGAGCTGTATTTAGTAATACTGCTCCTATAAATTACTCAGCTGGCGTTTATTCTATTAGTTTAGCTAATACTTCTACAAATGGTTACATAAGCTCAACGGACTGGACGACTTTTAATAATAAAGGCACTGGAACTGTTTCAAGCGTAGGTTTAACTGTTCCCTCTTGGTTAACTGTGAGTGCGGCCGTTACAAGCTCAGGCACTCTTGCGATCACAGCAACAAGTGGACAAACGGCTAATCAAGTTATGGCAACCCCAGATAGTGCGACAGGTGCGATGTCGCTTCGATCACTTGTTGAAAATGATATTCCAAACTTAGATGCATCTAAAATCACTAGTGGATTTTTAAGTCCCGTATTGGGTGGTGCAGGTGTTCCGTTTTATGGAGACGGTAGTGATGGGGACGTGACAATCCCAGTAGGAACTACAGTGTCGCTTTCACGCGATATGTACTATCGGAATTTAACTGTTTCAGGAAATAATACATTACTTTCACCAACTGGTTATCGAATTTTCGTTTCAGGAATTTTGGACACAACTAATTCAACAGGAACAACAGGTATTGGACGAAGTGGTTCTGCTGGAGGAAATGCTTCGGGCGCTACTGGCGGAACTTCGGGTACAACTAGCACTTCTCAAACTATTGGAGGCGGAGGGGGCGGAACAGTAGGCCCAAGCGGCACTACAGGCGTAGGTGCCAATGGTGGCACTAGTCCCGGTCAATCTGCCACGTTAGGTGGGCGCGGTGGAATAGCTGGATCAGGCGGCGGACTCGGCGCAGTCGGCACAGCGGGAAATGTCTCGGGATCAGCGTCAGATAATAGAATGTCATTCTTTGATTTTAATTTATTACGTGGCGCTGCTCTTTATACTGGCGGCACAGGAAGCACGGCTGGAAGTGCAGGAACTGGAAATGGAGTTTCTGTTGCGGGCGGAGGAGGCGGAGGGGGATCGGCTGGTGGAATTGTTGCGATTTTTTGTAACATTTTAAAACGCGATAGCACAACGGTTGCAAACTTTTTTCGCGCAAACGGCGGTAATGGCGGGGCAGGGGGCAACGCAGTCGGTGGCGGAGGCGGAGGAGGTGCAGCTGGTGCAGGTGCTGGATGTATTTACATTGTTTATAATTCCCTTCAAGGTTCTACTGGCACAAACATTTTGCAAGCTTCTGGCGGGGCAGGTGGAAATGGGGGCATAGGCAGTGCTGGTTATTTTGGGGGTGGTGGTGGTCAAGGCGGAAACGCAGGCCGTATTGTTTTAATTAACGCATCTACAGGTGTAGTCACTGAATACAACGGAACTACAGTAACAGCCGCAACTCCAGCAACTCCGACTGGCACGGCAGGCACTGCGGGCACTACCGGTGCTGTATTACAAGCCAGCTTATAAAAAGGAATTTAAATGAGTTATTCAACTAACAAAGGACAACGAGTTACTGAAGGCGGTTTAGCTGGGCAAGTTTTAGTTAAAGCTTCTAATACTGATTACGATACAACATGGATAAACAATAGCGGAATTATTAACTCTGTTTTTGGTCGTATTGGAGCAGTTATAGGAAATTACGGCGATTATAATTCAGCGCAAGTCACACAAGGTGCAACGAATCTTTATTTTACAAATGCTCTTGCTCAAGCTGCAATCAGTGTCACATCACCTTTAGCTTATTCATCTGGGAATATAACTATTCCTCAAGCAAACGGATCAACTAATGGTTATTTATCAAGTTCTGATTGGATAACTTTTAATTCCAAAAGTAATGCTACTGTTACAAATATCGCCATGACTGTTCCTGCATTTTTTGCAGTCACAGGAACTCCCATTACAACTGGAAGTGGGACTTTTGCAATTACATCTGCATCTGGATTAGTTGCTAACTCAGTACTTGCCACACCCAATGGATCAACTGGAGCTGTGTCAGTACGCGCACTTGTTGCAGCTGACATTCCAAACATTAGTGCTGCTAAAATTACAACAGGAGTTTTATCGCCTGCCGTGGGTGGTGCTATTATGGGTTTCTTCGGTGACGGAAGTGACGGAGATTTAATTATCAATTCAGGAATTACGACGCTCCTACGCGATATGTTTTACAATAATGTCACTATCAGCGGCAGTGCTGTACTTTTACCAAACTCTTATAAAATTTTTGTAGCTGGCACTTTAGATTTAACAAATGCACCTGCAAACGCAATTAATAGAAATCCTGCTGCTGGCGGAAATGCTTCGGGCGCGACAGGTGGATCTGGTATAGGAACAGTAGGTACAAACACAGTTGGAGGTTCGGCAGGTACCACTGGCGGAACAGCAGGCGGAACGGGTGTGACAGGAGCAGGAGCCCAAACTCAAGCAACTGCAATTACTACTCAAGTAACTTCTTTAGGTGGCAGTAATGGTCAATCAGGCGGCGGTGGAACATCGACAGGTTCGCAAAACTCACGCGCTCAAGTTCTTTCTCAAATAAATAGTTATTACAGAGTCGATCATCAAATACTTCGTGGCGGAGCTCTTTTTACAGGCGGCTTATCCGCAGCAGGAGGGACCTCCGGGGCAGGTGATGGGACAAACGCAGGTGCGGGTGGTGGCGGCGGTAGCGCAGGCGGCGGAGTAATTTGTATCTTTGCTAAAACGATTGCGCGAGACACAACAACTGCCGCTGGTTGTATTTCTGCAAAAGGCGGACAAGGCGGCAACGGAGCTGCTTCAACTCTAGGCACTACAGGTGGTGGTGGAGGAGCGGGCGGTTCAGGCGGCGGAGTAGTTATTATTTACTACGCTCAACTAACTGGAAATGTCGCAACTAACGCCATAGACGTTTCGGGCGGTGCAGGCGGCAACGGAGGCAACTCAATTTCTGCGACTCGAAGTGCTGGCCAAGGTGGACAAGGCGGCAGTGGTGGCAGAATTTTGTTATTTGACGTCACTATTGGAACAATTACAGAAGTAAACGGAACAAGAACACATGCGGCTGTTCCTCCGGTTATTGCGGCTGGTAACCAAGTAGGCGGCACTGGAACAACGGGTACACAAACTCAATCGGAATTATAAGGAAATTTAAAATGAGCATATCTACAAACAGAGCCTTAGGTATTCCGGCAGGTGGTCTAACAGGTCAAGTTTTAGCAAAAGCTGGAAACAACAATTATGATTTTACATGGATACCGGGCACTGGTTCGCCTGTTACATCTGTGTTTGGCAGAACTGCCGCGGTTGTTGCTGTTGCTGGTGATTACAATACCGATCAAATTATAGAAACAAGTAATTTGTATTTTACTAATGCTAGAACTTTAGCAGCTGTCACAGCATCAAGTCCTTTAACTTTAAGCTCGGGAAATTTAAGCATTACACAAGCAAGTGCAACAAGTAACGGTTACTTATCATCTACCGATTGGAACACTTTTAATAATAAAGGTGCTGGAAATATAACAAGCGTAGATGTTTCTGTTCCTGCATTTTTATCTGTATCAAATAATCCTGTTACAAGTAGCGGAACTATTGCGATTACAGCAAGTGACAATCAATTAGCTAATCAAGTTCTTGCTACACCAGATGCAACTACAGGAACATTGTCACTTCGTTCTCTTGTGGCAAACGATATTCCAAACTTAAGTGCTGCAAAAATAACCTACGGAGTTTTGAGTATGAATCAAGGTGGATCTCCTCGTCCACCGTATTACGGTCTTGGACAGCTTGGAGATGTCACAATAAATTCGGGCACTATAACTTTGACCGATGACTATTATGTAAATAATTTAACTATTTCTGGAACTGGAAGTATTAACACAGGTGGGTATCGTATATTTGTCGCTGGCACTTTGGATTTAACCAATGCTCCCGTTGAAGCAATAACTAGAAACGGAACAGTTGGAAACGCAGGAACGGGTGCTTCAGGCGGTGCTGTAGTTGGTGCACCATCAACAGGAAGTGTAGGATCAGCGTTTTCTTCTGTAATTGGAGGAAACTCAGGCACAGGTGCGGGCACAGCTGGTGGTAACTCAGCTTATGGAAGTATTGCTTTAGGAGGCCAAGGAGGTGCAGGCGGAAGTGGCGGTGCTCCTGCTCTTGCAGCAGGCGCTGCGGGAGGTTCAACAACTTCAAACGCAAACGTAGTTCCATTTCGGCGCTTTGATTTTAATATAATTCGTGGTGCTAGTTTAATGACAGGAGCAGGAGCAGGTGCTTCGGGAGGTGGAGCAAACGGCGACGGAGTAAACAATGGCGGCGGTGGTGGATCAGGTTCAACCGGTGCTTGTATGATTTATATTGCGTGTAACATTTTAAAACGCGACACTACAACTGCGGCAGCTGCAATTCGTGCAAATGGATTAACTGCAGGTGCAGGAGCAAACTCAAGTGGAGGTAATTCAGGTGGAGGCGGTGGTGCGGGTGGAGGCGGAGGAGGTTTTGTCTATCTGGCTTATTCAACTTTAGAAGGAAATCCTGCTACAAATTTAATTCAAGTAAATGGGGGTGCAGGAGGTGCAGGGGGTAATGGCACTGGAACTGGTCGCGGCGGACAAGGTGGTAGGGGGGGTGCCGGAGGTCGTGTGTGTTTAGTAAACATGTCGACTGGTGTTATTACAGAAACTCAAAGCACCACAACTATTGGCGCGGCTGCTACAACTCCTACAACAACTGCTGGCACGGCAGGCACTGCGGGAACAATTTTACAAGTAACTTTATAAATTCAGACAAGGATACATAAATATATGCTACCTTTTATAGATCAAAAGAAAATTGGATCAGCCATGATGAATATTCGTAAAGCTGACGGAACTCAACGCTATGATGAAGGCGGAGAAGTAAAAGAATCAAACGGCAATCTTGAAAGTGTAGCTCAAGAACTTATTGATGCTGTAATGTCTAAAGATGCAAAAGCAGTAGCAATAGCACTTCAAGCAGCATTTAATGAATGCGAATCTGAAGAAATGGAAGAATACGAAGAACCCATGAGTGGTGAAATCTAATGCCTTTAATTAAAGGTAAATCAGAAAAATCTTTTGAAAAGAATGTGAGAACAGAAATGGAAGCAGGAAAACCTCAAAAACAAGCTCTAGCAATCGCTTATTCAGTTAAAAGAAAAGCTCAAAAGAAAGCTAAAGGCGGCATGATCAAACATGCTGTTGAACCTGCAGGATTAGAGCATCATTCAGCACCCGGATATGTCATGGAAATGGCAGAGGGTGGACAGGTTAATCCTAAACTTATGGCCTCACACATGGGAGCTCCCAGTTCCGCTCGTAATGTAGCCGATGCGATTATTGCTAAAATTTCTAAGAAGAAAGCTTATGCCGAGGGAGGCGAAGTTCTTGAGAACAGCGCTGAGCATGAAGCTATGGAATCGCCTGAGATGGAGTACGCTGAGCATGATCATGTGGGAGGCGCTGAAATTGGCAATCCAATTAAGTACGGCCAAGGCTATGATCCTATCGGTATGCAAGATTGCCATGAGTCGTATTTGTCTGACGAGCTCGATGGCGAATTTGAAGGTGTTCAACCTAAAAAGAAATACGCTTCTGGCGGTATGGTTGACGGCATTATGATGAAAATCCGCAAAAAACACATGGGCGGATAAGTTCGCACAGACACTTATACATCTGCATGGATGTTAAAAATGCACGAGATTTGGCGAAAATTATCGCTTTATGTAGAAAAAACAACGTAAAAAGCTGCAAAATCGGTGCAGATTCAATCGAATTTAGTCTTTCAGATATTCAACCAGTAAAACAAAGACGCAATCAAAAGCTTATTGAGGAAGCTACAGACGACAAGTCAGTGCCTACTTATAGCCCCGAAGATATTTTATTTTGGTCCGCATCAATGAACAACGCCGTAGGTGGTAACTAACAATGGCAAAAATCACTCGTAAAGAAACTAACGAAGACATTATTTACGCTAAAACAAAAAAAGAAAAGCAAAAAACCCCACAAGGTTGGAAGTGGTGGAACGCAAGAACTAACGACGAGCTTAAAAACCAAGTTCTTGAGAGCGCAACTTTTTTAAAGACCCAACAACAGTATCGTTTCACGCAAGCAGGTATTTTTGCAAAACTTTACGGCAATCAACCTCTTTATAACTTTGCAGGAAGCAATCTTGGAAAGATCATGGGAAGTACACAAAACCTCCCAGTAGATCGACCCACAATGAACGTCGTACAAAGCTGTATTGATACGCTTGTATCTAGAATTTCTCAGGCTAAGCCTAGACCTTTGTTTTTAACTGACAACGGAAACTATAAGCAGCGCAAGCTTGCTAAACAGATGAACGATTTCATTAACGGTGAGATGTATCAAACTAAAGCATATGAGCTTGGTGAGCTTATGCTTAGAGACGGCGCTGTGTTTGGTACAGGTTGCTTAAAGATTTACGAGACTGACGATCATAAGATTGCTCTAGAGCGAAAACTTTTAACTGAAATCTTTGTTGACCCAAATGATGCTTATTACGGCAAGCCTACTCAAATGTTTGAACTTAAGCTTGTTGATAGGTCTATTCTTCAAGAGTTGTTTCCAAAGTATAAATCAGACATTGCCCTTGCTGAGCAGGCATTTCCTGAGAACTCAGCCGATGGCAATCGTAGTATTTCTGACCAAATTATTATCGTTGAAGCATGGCACTTGCCCAGTAGTAAAACCTCAAACGACGGCCGGCATGTAATTATCTGCTCAGCGGGTAAAATTTTAGATGAAGAATATAACAAAGATTATTTTCCGTTTGTATTCTTTCACTATTCGCCTCGACCATTAGGATTTTGGGGTCAAGGGCTTGCCGAACAGCTCATGGGAACCCAATCTCAAATTAATGAAATGCTTATCACTATTAGCCGATCCATTAATCTTGTGGGCGTGCCTCGTGTGTTTGTTGAGTCTGGATCAAAGGTTGGAAAAGCGACGTTGAATAATAACATCGGAGCTATTGTCCCTTATTCAGGAACAAAACCTATTTATGAAGTTGCTCCGTGTATTCCTCAAGAAATGTACGCTCAACTTGAACGATTAATCCAGTTTGCTTATCAGCAATCAGGCATTAGTGCTCTTGCAGCAACAGCTCAAAAGCCTGCGGGGTTAAACTCCGGAGAGGCAATTCGTAGTTATGATGATTTACAAAGTGATCGGTTTGCTACACTTCAAAAACGATATGTAAATGTGTACGAAGAACTTGCTTATAAGTTCTGCGACATGGCTAAAGACATTGCAGAGCGTGAGGGTAGCTATCAAACAATATATCCAAACAAAGATGGCACTCGCGAGATCAACTTGCCCGAAGTTAAAAAGCTCAATGACCCATTTGTTATTCAATGTTACGACACTTCAAGTTTGCCTAAGGAACCTGCGGGCCGTTTGCAAAAAGTCACAGAAATGATGCAAGCAGGACTTGTGGACCCCGAGGAAGGTCGAAGACTTCTAGATTTCCCTGACATTGAGCAAGTAGATAAGCTTGCTAATGCAAGTGAAGAAAGAATCTTGAAAATTCTTGATGAGATTGTCGAAGATGGCAAGTACACGCCTCCAGACCCGTTTATGGATTTACTCTTAGCTGAAAAGCTTGTGGGTCAGTATTACAATTTATACGTAGCTGCTAACTTGGAAGAATCTAAAGCTCAAAAATTGAGAGATTTTTTCACACAAATTCAAACGTTAAAGCAAGCAGCTATGCCGCCACCTCCTCCAATGATGTCGCCTGACATGATGGCAGGAGCAGGAGCGCCAGTTCAAGCAGTACCAGAAGCACGTCCAGTTAGTGACCTGCTAAGCAACGTGCCTATTGGTTAATAAAAAAAGGAGAATTTATTGAATGCCAACAGTTAGTAATTTTGACATGGGAGCTCCAAGACAAATTGGAACAAGTGATGCAACAACGGGAACATTTACACCCGCAGCAACACCTCCAGTAGGTGAAGCTCCCGTAGAAGCTGCACCCGCAGTAGAAGCTGAAAAGAAAGAGGCAATGAGCCCTAAGCTTGTCGAGCTTGCTCGTCGTGCAAAAGCTCAAAGAGCTGCGCAGATTAAGCTACAACAAGAACAACAAGCACTTGTTGCTGCTCGTGCTGAAATTGAACGCAAGCAACGTGAATATGAAACTAATTATATTCCAAAAGATAGATTGCAAAATGATTTTCTAGGGGTGCTTGCAGATGCAGGAATAACTCCTGAGCAGATTCAAAACTTTTTTCAACAGCAACCTACTGCAAGTGTAGAGCTCAAGCTTCAACAAGCAATGAAACGTATTGAAGAACTTGAAAATGGAACAAAGACATTCGCTAAAAATCAGGAAGAACAAGCTCAACAAAATTACGAAGCAGCTATAAATCAAATTAGAAATGATGCTAAAGTATTAGTTAATACTGACCCTAATTTTGAATTAGTAAAAGAAATGCGCGCAGAAGAGGAAATCGTGAATTTAATCAAACGAGTATTCGATGAAGGAATTCCGGGAGTTTACACACCGGGCACTGTTCTTTCCGTGGATGATGCCGCAGCCCAAGTAGAGGATTATCTTTTTGAGGAAGCAACACGTGTAGCTAACCTCTCAAAGGTGAAACAAAAATTAGGTGTTTCTGCACCAGTAGAGACATCGCCGAAGCAAACACAACCACCACTAAATAAGCAACAATCCATTAAAACCATAACGAACTCAATGGTCGCTACTCCTACAAAACCGTTAAGCGCAGCTGAAAGGCGTGCTCGTGCGATAGCGATTGCTGAAGGTCGTTTACAATCTTAATTCGAAAGTAGGTCATTCACATGGCTGTTTATGCAAACGTATCGAACCAGGTAGCTGCACTCAAAGAGTTGTACACTGGTGACGATTATTTAAAAGATCTTGTTTATAAGAAAAATCCTTAAAGATAGGGTCGTTGCATAGAAATATGTAAACGAGAATTCTCTCTGATTGACTTGGAAGTCCGGAAGCGGACAACAGGGGCCAAGGGTAAAGCTAGGCTGAACGACTAAGTGAGAGAACATCCCACAGGGATGATGCGATAGTCTGAACAACCCTATAACAAAAGAAGGGGTTGAGGGAGATCCGAAGAGATCGCCCCCATCAAAAGATGAGTAACAAAATGTTTCTTGCACTTGTTCCAAAGGATGAAAGTCCTTCTGGTTTTGCTGGTAAGTACATTCCCGTACCTATCATTTATGGCACAGGCCAAGGTCGATCTCACACTTTTTCAAATGCGCAAAACCAACAAACTGCACCCGCAGACGTTGCGTTCTTCGTATACAGAATTAGTGACTATCAACTCGTAACCATCACCAACGAACTTCTTGAAGCGACAAAAGATAATGCTGGCGCTTTCATTGACCAAGCTAAACTCAACTTGGACACAGGTTTTAGAAACATTTCTAACAACTTGGCTCAAAACTTGTTTGCTTCTGGAACTGGATCACGCGGTCAAATCGGAAGCATTGTTAAGTCTGGAAGTTCAACTGCTACAACCATCACTTTGATTAACTCTGCGCAAGTTGTGCAATTTGAAGTTGGTATGTTGCTTGTTGTTTCTGCGACTGACGGAAGCGCACCTTCATCTGATACAGTTCAATTAACTGCGGTTAACCGCTCAACTGGCGTATTGACTGGTGTTTCTTCTACCACTCTTGCAAGTTCACTCTCTGCTAACTGGGCAGCTAACGGCTACCTCTATGTTAACGGAGATATCGGGGCTTCTGGAGCTTCTGGAACAGGCAGCTACTTGGCTGTTTCTGGTCTTGCAGCTTGGCTCCCGTTGACTGCTCCTTCTTCTGGAGATTCTTTCTGGAACGTTGACCGATCAGTAGATCCTACTCGTTTGGGTGGTGTTCGTTTTGACGGATCAAGTGAAACAATCGAAGAAGCCCTCATAGACGCTAAACTTTGTGGCGTCTTTAAACTTTCTCTAATTGACTTGGAAACCGGACACGGCAACAAGGCGCAAGCGATTGTTATCGCAGCGTGAACGACTAAGTGAGAAAGCCCTTTAATTAGGGATGCGATAGTCTGAACTCGGAATATAGAAAGAAAATCCGAGAGAGAGATCCGAAGAGGTTTCTCCCGCTAGAAATAGCGAGTAACAAATTGGCAGCATTAGTAGCTCGAGAAGGTGGACAACCCGACATGTGCTTCACAAACTTTGCATCATATGCAGCGCTTGTGAAAGCTCTTGGATCAAAAGTACAATACGTACAAGTTAAGCATGACGAATGTGAAATCGGCTGGGCTGGTATCACTATCCATGCAGCATACGGTCCAATCACTGTTATCCCTGATCGCAACTGTCCTGCTCAAGTAGCGTACTTGCTTTCTATGGATACATGGAAATTCCGTTCACTTGGAAAAGCTCCTCACATCTTGACCTACGGTCTTGAAGGTTTGGAAGGTATCCGTGTTGGAAATGCAGACGCTAAATTTTGTGGCGTCTTTAAACTTTCTCTAATTGACTTGGAAGCCCGACAGGGTAACAGGGCGCAAGCGTAATTGCAGCGTGAACGACTAAGTGAGAAAGCCCTTTAATTGGGGATGCGATAGTCTGAACTCGGAATATAGAAAGAAAATCCGAGAGAGAAATCCGAAGAGGTTTCTCCCGCTAGAAATAGCGAGTAACAAAATTGCTCGAAATTCGTATCGGTTACTACGGCAACTTGATATGTAACGCACCAGGCTGGAACTGTGTTGTTCAATTATCTCAATAATTAGTGTAATAATTATTAGCTAGTTCATGAGGTAAAGGTCGGGAATCGAAAGATTCTCGGCCTTTTTTATTTGTTTTTGTTAAACTTTGTTGTTAAATCGATTACAGCGAATAAAATGCACCGTCACTAGAAACTAATGTAGTCCCCTAGTGACACTGCAGGCTTAACACCGAGCTTGTAGAATCATTATTTGTGGCTCGTAGAACAAGACTGCGAGTCACACTCCTAAAGACATTTATACATAATTGAAAGCGACATTTTGCTTTCTTAGGTCGAACTATTAGTCCCGTCCGATATTTCGACAACTTTTTTGGTGGCGGTGAACGAAAGGATTTTTTAACAATGGCAAACAAATTTTATTCAAACGTGGGCAAGTTCTTTGCTCCTCACGTATATCCTGTGCTTCTTGATTGTAATTTTTCAATCGATAGCACAACAGCTTTAGGAGTTTCTGGACTTGTAGGTCCCGGAATTGCGTCTGTTCAAGCTTATGGAACAGCATCAAATACACCAGATGCTGGATACATTAAAGTTGTACTTGGCGACCCGTATTACAAACTTTATGGCATTCAAGCATCTTTTCAAGCACCTAATACTGGAAGTACAGCAATTAACGCTTTAACTGCTAATGCTACATATGTGATTGCATCTCTTGGAACTTCTACAACTGCTAACTGGGTAACTGCGGGACTTCCCGTAGGTGTAACTCCTGCGGTGGGTGTTGCTTTTCAAGCTTCTGGATCCGTAGCATCTTTGGGAACTGGAACTTGCTCAGCTCCTACAGTTAGTTCTTGCACAGGCGTTGAGCTTGTTGGCTCTGCTAATCTCAGTCTTGCTCCTATTGGAGTAGGTGCAGCATCTCCGTACATTTATTTGAAATGTGTCGGACCTACTTCTTCAAGCGTGACTACTTCTATTGCCAAACAGCCTGCAAACGGAACAAAAGTTTATTTGCAACTTTACCTCAGCAACAGCTCAGTAGTTGTTCAAGGCGAATAATAATTTAAACAATTTCGGGGGTGGTTTTTTTCTTCATTTCCACCTCCGAATCTTAAAGGGAGATTAAATGGCTGTACCTGCTCAACCACAAAACTTTTGGGTGCAACAAGGTGACGGTAAAGTTCAAGTCACTTGGAACATCACCACAGGAGCAACAAGCTATAGTGTTTTTAGATCAACCGACGGAGTAAACTTTTCGAGCGTCGGAACGCCTACAGTAAACGAATATACTGACACGTCTGTTTCTGTAGACACACTTTATTATTACAAAGTTGCGGCTGTTAACGGTAGCGGAACTGGAAGCTATACAAGTCCAAAGTCTGTTATTCCTACTCTTAACGGATATTTGTCTTTAGGTGAAATTCGTTTAAGAGCTCAACAAGCTTCTGACTTAGAAAATTCAGGTTTTGTTTCAACGCCTGAGTGGAACTTTTACATCAACCAAAGCCTAAAAGAGTATTATGACCTTTTGCTGACTGCGTATGAAGATTACTTCGTGGCTCCTGTGTTACGTTTTTCCACAAATGGCAGTTCTCAATTTTATGATTTACCTAATGGACAAAATTATAGCGGTGCTAAGCCTTTTTACAAACTGTACGGAGTGGATTCAGGATTGGATGCGAGCGCTCGGGCCTTTGTGAGTTTAAAAAAGTTCGATTTTATACAGCGAAATAGGTATGTGTTCCCGCAGATCAATTCTACATTTCTTGGTGTGTTTAATTTGCAATATCGTCTGCTTGGAAATCAAATTGAATTTATTCCAACACCCGCAGCTAATCAGTATATCAATTTATGGTATTTTCCAAGGCCTCCAGCGCTTTTAAAAGACACAGATTCTTTAGATGGTTTTGGTGGCTGGACTGAATACGTAATTGTTGACGCTGCAATTAAAGCAGTACGCAAGCAAGAAGGTGATACAACACTTTTAAATGCTCAAAAGATGATGCTCAAACAAAGAATCGAGCAAACTGCGCAAAACCGCGATGCAGGTCAACCTGATAACATTAGTGACACTAGAAGCTGGGGTAACCGCTACGGAACAGCTAACGGAGATGGCCCCTACGGTGGCTACTAAATGAGTTTACCTATCTTTCAAGATCCCAACCGCAACTTTATGTTGATGCAAACTGGTTGGAGTTCACAATTAAATCCTTGGTTGCAAAATCCAATGGGTCAAGGTGTGTACTTGGAAGGTGTAGCTCTTGCTAATGGTACGACACAAATAAATCACAAACTTGATCGAATGATGCAAGGTTGGATGATCACAGACATAAATGGCGCGGCTACGATTTATAGAAGTCAGCCGCTTAATAGTAAAACTTTAACGCTCACTAGCAACGCTGCGGTGACTGTAAACTTATATGTATTTTAGGAGCATAACATAATGGCAATAACAATAAGTCCGAACATGAATCTACCTGTACCGGTCGTAGGAGTAGAGCAAGGTCCAGATTGGGCAACACAGATAAATAACTGTATGGCGCTTATTGATTCGCATACTCACACTACAGGAAGTGGGGTGCCAATTAATCCAAGCGGTTTGGATATAAATGCGGATTTATCTTTTGCTGGAAATAATGCAACACTTTTAAGAAGTGCTCGTTTTCAAAATCAAGCATCTACACTTGCCGGAGCTACAGATTTAAATTGTGCATATTCATCTGGTGCAGGTGGAGATTTATATTACAACGATGGCAGCGGAAATCAAATTCGTTTAACTCAAAGTGGGGCAGTAGCAGGTACTCCGGGATCAATTTCAAACCTTGTGAGTCCTGCAAGTGCTTCATATGTGTCTGCGAATCAGACATTTGTCTGGCAATCAGCTGCTAATACTGCAGCAAACTTAGATTGCGGTTCTGTTATTTTTAGAAACATTACAGCAAGCTCATATGGATTAACATTAACTCCTCCAGCGGCATTAGCGTTAAATTACACAATTACCTTGCCCGCAATTCCTGCAGTTAGTGGTAATTTTTTAACGATTGATACTTCTGGAAACATTAGCTCAAACGTTAAAATTGACGGAATTACATTACTAAACACATCAAACACGATTGCTGTGCAAGCAAGTCAACTTGTTGATAACTCAACAACTGCAGCAAGTAGCAATCAAATTATTGTTAAATCTGGCGGTATTACAAGCACTCAGCTTGCTGCTAACTCAGTCACAACGACTGCAATTACAGACGCGAACGTTACGACTGCAAAACTAGATGCAACCGTGCAAGCTAACTTGCCAAAAGCTTGGATAAATTTTGACGGTGTTCCATTGAGCGGAACTTATTCACAAGCAGGAACAACTGTGACTGTAACCATGACAGCTCATGGCATGTCAGTAGGTCAAAAGTTTTATATTGATATAACTTCGGGAACTGGGGTTGATGGTTATTATACTGTTGCAACCTCTGCAACAAACTCTTTTACGTATACAGCTGCGACAAGTTTATCAACTTCTGGCAACTGTACTCGATATGTCTGGGTTAAAAATTCTTTTAATATAAGCTCTGTAGTTTGGAATAGTGCTACTCCTCTTTACACAATTACTTTTTCGACTGCTTTTACAAATACAAATTATATATATTTTGGAAGTGCTGTGCGTACTGTAGCAGGTACGCAATACGGTTTTGCTTGTGAAAATCCAAACTACACAAGAACATCAAGTACGTTTCAACTTGTAAATCTTGGAGCTACAGGTGGATCTGGATCAGCTTGGTCAGGCGGATTAAACGCAGATATCGTCAATTTAATTTTCTTTGGAAGTTAATTTATGCCATTACAAAAGCAATCATTGCCTATTAATTTTGCTCAAGGATTGGATTTAAAAACTGACCCTCTGCAAGTTCCTTTTGGTAGGTTTGTCAGATTAAAAAACACAATTTTTCAAAAAGTAGGCAGATTGCAAAAACGAAATGGTTTTGCAACCATGCCAACACTTCCAGATAGCACGACTACGTTTTTGACTACGTTTAATGGAAATCTGACTGCAATCGGTAATACGATTAACATTTTAGCGGATGGCTCAGAAACTTGGATTAACAAGTCAATTCTTTATCCTGTTGAGCTAACAACTATGCCGCTTGTTCGCGTAAACACAAACCAAACTCAATGTGATGCAGCGGTTTCAACTAACGGTTTAATTTGTACTGCTTATACAGACGTTAATAATGCAACAACAACGTATAAATATGTCGTTGCGGACAGTGTAACAGGGCAAAACATTATTGCACCAGTTACAATAACAAACGCAAGCGGATCGCCTCGCGTGTTTGTCTTGGGTAACAACTTTGTAATTGTTTTTAGTGCAACCGTAGCAGGCAATCCTAGATTGCAATACATTGCAGTTAACTACTATTCGTTTGTCACAACAGTAGCTACGGATATCTCAACGCAATACACACCTGTTTCAACAGTGGCATTTGACGGTTTTGTTGCTAATAATAATCTTTATGTTGCTTGGAATGGGTCTGACGCTGGTGGTGCTATTCGTGTTAGTCGTTTGGATAATGTACTTAACCAATATAATACTGTAGTTTTTGCAGGTTTTGCAGCAACGATTATGAGCGTTTGC